CATAATCCAACACAGCTTCCATATAGTTGCTGTCTGGCTGCCTAGCAATCTTATATACATACTCAAAAAATTCATCATACTGTAGCTTGAGCATCATGGTAAACGTTCCTTCAATGTTTGAATTCTATTCTCAAAATAACCTATGATTGATGCTTCGTCATCGTAAATGATATCCGCTCCACTAAAATCAACCTTTAACCTTTCAACATGGCGTTGGAACACAGCAAGTTCTATAAGTTCAGCCGCATCAAGCATTTGGTATCTCCCTGTTTTAGATTACGTCAAGACGAGTTAGAGCCATCTCTTGTTCCAAGAGTTGTTCGTATTCTTTCTCCGATATGATATAAGGGGATTGAGACATGAGCGATTGCACAGATTGATTCACAGAATCGTGAATGTAGTCTTCGGCCTCATAGAAGTCTTCAAATTCTGTGACCTCTGGGTTTGGGTCAAGCGAGTCTACGGCGATTGTTACACGATATTTCATTCTACACACTCCTCAATACAAATCTCCTTATGAATCTCATAACGGTAACCGTCGGCTGCTCGCCAAGTGTGCTTGACCGTATGCTCCAACATTGACAGATTGTCAGTGTCATAGTCTTGCTTGGATACCTGACGCTCTCCAGCTTTAGTACGCTTGTCTGTTTTGTAAATCTCTACAGTAAGCATTGTCTTCTCCTCATTCTCACTATAGTTAATATAGCAACTCTGAAGACAAATGTCAAGAGTTATTTTCACTTTTTTTCAAAAAAATGGTGCTGCCACGAGGATTCGAACCCCGGGCCTGAGGTTTACAAAACCCCTGCTCTACCGACTGAGCTATAGCAGCTTAATATTCATATGTGTTAGCATATCGTTTGCGAGGTCACGAAACCAAACGCTATCGTGACCTCGTGTCGTTTCAGCGGCTGTACCAATACGAATACCACTTGTTTCTACAAAAGAACGTGGATCGTTAGGCACACCATTTTTGTTCACTGTGATGCCCTTTGCTTCAAGCATATCTGCTGCATCACGACCAGAACGATTCGTCCCGCTAAGATTTAGCAAAACGATATGAGAGTCTGTACCACCAGTCTGTACGTTCATGCCTCTGTTAGTGAATACATTACACATCACTCTAGCGTTATGAATAACCTGATGGCTGTATAGTTTAAAGTCATCAGTGTTAGCCTCAATGAACGCCTGTGCTTTCGCAGCAATCATATTCATCAGAGGTCCGCCCTGTGTACCAGGGAATATAGCGCTATTTATTTGCTTTGTATAAGATGGATTGTTCCATAGAATGATGCCGCCTCTGGGACCACGAAGCGTCTTATGAGTTGTGCTTGATACTACATCAGCAAACTCACATGGGTTGTCATAGACGCCACCTGCAATCAAGCCAGAGTAGTGAGCCATATCTACGAATAGATAAGCACCAACACTGTCTGCAATCATACGCATTGCTTCCCAGTCGATTTGCCGAGGATAAGCACTCGCACCAGCAACAAGCATCTTTGGTCTGAACTGATGAGCCTTATCAGATACCTCTTGGTAATCGATGAAGCCATTCTCGTCCACACCATATGAATGTGCTTTGTATATTTTTCCTGAAGCAGTCATTGGCGCACCATGAGTTAGATGCCCGCCAGAAGCAAGGTCCATACCGAGGATCGTATCACCCGGTTTTAGAAATGCTTGATATACAGCCATGTTAGCATTAGCGCCAGAGTGAGGCTGTACGTTAGCATACTCGCATCCATAGAGTTCTTTCAGTTGGTCAATCGCCAACTGCTCAATCGAATCCATATACTCACAGCCGTTGTAGTAACGTTTGCCTGGATAACCTTCTGCATACTTGTTTGTGAAGACACTACCACAGAGTTGCATAACAGCATCACTAGCAAAGTTCTCACTAGCAATCAACTCAATCGTATCATTTTGTCTAGCAACCTCATCCAACAAGATTTTATTGACCCTATTGTCAATTCCTGTACTGTGATACATTTCATCTCCATTATCTCTCATGAATTCCCAATGCGACAATCGTTTTTCGTTCATTTTAATAGCATCCCAATAAGCAGTTAGTAAATCATTATGAGGCATTTAGTAATTCCTAACATAGAACCCTAGACGTTTAGGATGTAGTCTACCACCACAATCGTCTACATCTTTAATGAATTTATACTTCTTAATTCTATGCTCAGGCAACTCAATATCGATACCTTCAAAGCAAGGTATAATCTCATCATAATTTGGATCAGACGACCCTCTCAAATGAACTTCGATTATCTTATTACCTATGATTTCTATGTTCCATCTATCAATCCTATATGATACATCCATATCGAAAATATCATATAGGCATGAAGGTATATAGTATTGAAAATTGGTATCTCTATACCATTTTTTGAAAACAAAAGAATTGCTTTTTGATTTCTCACCAATAAAACAACTTTTTTGTTCGTGACTCCAGTTTGAAATAATATCATCTTTCCAACCATAGTCGATGCTTCTATGTATGCCTTCAAATTTCTCACACCAAAACATACCCGGTTCTAGAGCATTCCAGTCATCTGGACCGAGTTCTAGTTCTGTCGCTTTCAGTCCCATACCATAGAGGTTGTAGACTGGTCGAACTATATATGTGTCTTTTTTGGGAGGTGCTATCCCAGCAGGACCGCAGAGATAACCTAGTTGCTGTGATAACCACAGTTTATTGAAGTAGTTTCGATGTGCTGGATATGCAACCCATGCGTCTTCATCATACTTTATCATTATAGCTATCCGCAAATTTGTGGGCTAGCGCTTCATTGCCATATTTGTATTTTGCAGCAAATTCTGTGCTGGAATTTTTATGATGAATCCAAATTTCATATCCATCATTATCAAGGTCATGAACTCTTGCAAATCCATCACGTTCATTCAAGGGCATTTTTGCGACAAACATAAAACAACTCCAACAGAAAAATAGAGGGGAGAACAACTCCCCTCTATATATCACGTTAGAATTTAACTGAGGTCGTGAACCCAACAAAGGTATCTTGATATTCACCGTCACCATCTGTCGTCATTTTAACATATGGCGTCACACCAACATTAAACAATTCCAAATTGTAACCTGCTTCAAGTTCAACGCCAGCCAATTCAACTTCATCAACAAGCACTGTTGGCGTCACACCAACATAAATCGAGTTCCAATCGATAGTTGCGCTAGGCTCTGCTGTGATTGTGCCTGCATCGATTGCATATGATACATCATTGCTAAGTGTAAGACCGAGACCATATGGCAGTAGACCGCCTTCTGGTGCTGCTTCGCCATCTGCTAGTGCAGGCGAAGCAACAAATGCTGTAACTGCTACAGCGGCTAGTAGCTTCTTCATTTATTTGACTCCTCTAAAGTTAAAAGTGACAGGGAGGTCCGAAGACCTCTTCTGTTTCCAAGCGTCCTGTCCCGCTCATAAGAATTATGCTGCTAGAGCATATTCCTGAGAAACGAAATTATCGTTTGCATTTAGTTTATATAGTCATAACGTGACCAATCGGTAACTCCAGTCATCTATTGTCTGCATGTCGAAACCTGTTTCGCCCCCATCATAAAGACACTAATCTCTAAAACCTTCACCTTTTAATAGGTGACTAAATCTGTGCATGAATATTACATAAAGAAGTCTAAAGAAACTATTCTCTGTGTATTCACCGACATTACATTTATACATCCACATACTAGTGTCCTTATGGTGGAGGCGTCCGGTACTGCCCCGGAGTCCATTACAGTTTTCAATTTCCTTCATCGTTACTTCTGTATATATCTAATCCCAAAAGACCAGATATATAATTCCATATTAGTCTTCCTTTGATGGGTCAACTGGTACATCAACTTCGATATCACCGTCCTTGATAGCTTTAGTTACTAGGGCAGCAAGGTTCCAATCGTATGTACCACCAAACTTTCCTTCAGGGTCGTAACCATCTTCTTTTTTCTCTTCGCTCATGTCAATCATCCTTTGAAGTGATAATAGTATTCTACGACTTTCTACTGCTTCTGTCA